TGCTGCTGCAAGGCAGTCTGAAGTTTTGTGTTTAAAGTCGAAAAGTCTTTAGTGCCACCGATCTCATCAATCAAATCGCTTGCACGCTTACCCACTTGCTCAAGACCCTTCATCTCTGCTTGACGAGCCTCTGAGCCTGGTATGGATTTGACTGCTTGCGCCAGCTCACGGTAAACCTGATTTGTGGTCACATGATCTGGCTGCAAAAACTCATCAATCCCTAGCCTCTTGGCTGCTTCAAGAACTTTTGGGTCAGGAGCAGTCTCACCAGCTAGAACCTCAATGGCTCTTGACTGGCGACCAGGCACAATTGACTTTTGACCAGCTTGCATTGCTGTATCAATCAATTCCTCTGTGGTCATTTGCCCAGCAGCGGCAGGAGCAGCGGCAGTATCAGCCCCAGCAGCAGCAGCGGATGGTTGACCCTTGAACGCAGCACGACCCGCTTGGGCGGTCTTTACAGCCGCTGGAACAATCGCGCCGCCTGCACTTGCTATCCCAACCTCAGTCGGGCTGAACTCGCCGCCTGCAGCCACCTGAGAGGCTTCAATGCCTGTTTGTGTTAATCCCGATTTGAGACCCGCGCCTGAAATAGTTGTTGCACGACCCGCCGGAGTAAACGCCGCAATTCCACCAATGACGCGAGGAATGTCACTCACCCTCATGCCAGGCTTGATTGCATAGTCCCGACCATCGAGGGATGACCTGAAGATGTAATTGCCTTTCTCGTCTTGGAATACTTGCGTATCTGGAAAGTTCGCCTGCACGACCTGTGAAATCTCGTCAGGGTTGGCCAGAAGAGTGCCAAGTCCAGTCAATGCGGATCGGAATGACGCAGAGTTAAGCTCTGGCATACTTGTCCATTCTGGCAACGCTTTAATCGTTTCAGTTTCACGCCCGCTGCCAGTGACAGCCTCGACTACTCCACGGCCAACATCACCGACCATGCCTAAGACACCACGACCCTCTTGAGGTGCTGTCGATTCCGGTGCAACAGCCGCTTCCGGTGCAACAGCGGCAACTGGTGCGGCAACGGGTGCTTCTGCAGCAACTGGCGCAGCCTGTGGTGTCTGCATACCTTCTGCCGGAGCAGCGACAGTGGCCTGATCAGTCGCGGCAGGCGTTGGTGGCTGCACACCCATTGCGCTGACTGCTTGCTCAATCAGTATTTGTGCCTGCTCTGGTGACGTACCATCCGGCACTTCAAACCGACCAATGCGCCCATCAGGGAATTGAAATCTAGCGGTAGCCATTATTCAAATCCTAAAAATTTAACGCCGCTTGCCGGACGTGCTGGAGGTGCAGCCGCAGGCGGTTGTGAAGTCTTCGGTGTAATTGCAGGAGGTTTATAGGGCTGCACGCCTGGTCGTTTGCCTCTGGCAAATTCATAAAAATCTTTATCAAGCATTGGGCCAAGGCTTTCGTCAAAACGAGCAACCTCTTCGTCTGAATACTTATCATCACGAATGAGCTTTCTAGCATGGTCAGCAAGTCTGGCAGAACGCTTTGCAAAGGCTTCTGCGTACTTGGCCATTAACTCACGTCCACCTTCTGAATTCGACAATGATGGGATCGACGCTACAAAAGATTTAAACTCAATGTCAGAGGTTGAACCAGAGCCTGCTGGACGAATCTGGACAGCCGCTTTTGTTGCGAGAGCATTTGCCAAGTCGTTTGCTGTAACCGTTTCGGTAGAAAATCCAAGGTTTTTTGCAACTTCTGTTGTAAGTTTAATGACAGCACCACCTGATTTCCCTCTCAACAAATCAGCAATCACACGAGTGTCTTTAGCCACTGCTCTCGCAGATGCGGCTGAGGCACTAAATTCTTTAGCGCGAGGAATATCCAATTCCTTTAATGCAAGAACATCTCTTTTCTCTCCAGAATCAATTTGAACTAACGGGCCTGTACTCACTGGTGAGATTTTTTGATCCGGTCCTTGCTGAAATTTCACATCAGCAGGCAATCCGAGCTTAACGTTTTCCTCTGAAGTAAGTACACGGTAATTTTCTTTCGGTGCAGCAGAGATTTTTAATTCTGTGATTTGTCCGTCTGGACTCTTTTGAAAACGAATATTCTCTGGCAAACCCAACTCGATGTTTTCAGCTGGTGTAAGTAAGGTATATCCTGCCTTTGGCTGTCCACCAGCTAGTCTATCTGCAGCTTTGGCTTGGAGTTCAGCAACCTGTAATGGTGCAAGCTGCGCTTTGGTGGTGGCTTCGATCACCTTATCACCGCCTGGCAACGTGGCCAACAACATACCAATCGTTGTTTTTGCTGCGCCTGGGTTAATTTTTGCCAGCTCTGCATAAGAGCGAAACGCTTGGGCTTGCTCTTTTCTTCCAGAATTTTCCTCAGCAATAGCTCGGCTTTCTAACAAATCAACACCGATCTGATTGTTCCCTGTTGTAAAGGCCGACAAAACCTTGCCTGAAAACAACAATTGATTATCTTTTTGCTCTTGCGAACCCTGCTCATAAGTTTTTCGCACGCTCTCCATTTGCGCTGGAGGCAACAGTAAACTTAAGGCCATAAAGTCCTTGGCTTGTGGATTCTGAATAGCACTGACTCGCTGAAACTCTTGGTTCAAACCTTGCTGCCGAATAGCCTCTTGCTGCTGTGCTTGGCGACGAGCATCCATCTCGGCCAATCCTGCGCCAAACTGTGCCGCTTGTCCAAACGCTTGTAGTGGGCTTTGGACATTTATCGCGTAATTTGCTGGTTGCACCATGATTGTTTCCTTAACCGAATAAACCACCAAGGCCTGGCGTTACGTTATTAGCGCGACCTTGCGCCCCGTACTGCATTCCAAGGAATTGGGCAGGAAGATTAAAGACATTTGCCAACGCTTGACCTTGAGCCAAATTCGCACCAGCTTGTGCCGAACCAATGTCACCCTGTAAACCAGCAATTCTTGCGCCCGTTTGAAGTCCTGCCGAGCCTGTTCCTGCGGCTGATGATTGCCCAAGTTGTGCAATGTTCTGAATTGAGCTTTGCCCCATGTTCGCTAAGTTTTGCGCTCCAGTGAATCCCATTTGCGCTAAGTTTTGCGCTGTAGTTTGCCCCATGCTTGCCAAGTTTTGGTATGAAGATTGCCCTAATCCAGCTAAGTTCTGGGTTGAAGTTAAGCCAAGATTTGCTAAGTTTTGGGTTGTGCCTGCACCTAATGATGTCATCCCTCCCAGTCGACCATATTGCAAGTCGATTTCTCGTTGCAGCATCTGGGGGCGAAACTGTGCAAGAGCTGCTTGAACATTACCACCACGCAAGCCACCCGTTGCTGATGCCGCTTGAAGAATCGCCTCTTCACCCTGCCTTACTTGAGCTTGAAAGGCTGGGCTTTGCTCAATCGCTGAAATAGACGCTTGTTGTGCCTGTGGTCCGCGCAAGCCAAGTAACGCCTGCTGTTGCGCGAGAGCTGGTGCGCCTGCTGCAGCATAAGGGTCTAATCCACCTATTGCACGAGTCCCCGCTGCACCATAACTCTCTAAACCACCAATTGCACGGCTTCCCGCCCCACCAAACTCCTCTAAACCGCCTAACGCTCTAGTTCCCGCTTGGATAAAAGGTTGTAATTGACCTAACGCTTGAGTTCCAGCATCAATAAAAGGATTTATTCTACCTAACGCCTCAGTACCCGCTTGGGTAAAAGGCTGCAAAGCACCGATTGCTGTCGTGCCTGCCGAAACGTATGGACTAAGGATTTTCTGCAACGCATCAAACTGTCGGCGTTGTTCCTCAATCCCTAAATTAGCCGCCTGTTGCTGCGCTTTGGATGCTTTACCAGCAGAACTACTTTGAATAGCACCACTTACTAATGTCGTTCCACCAACGACTAGTCCCGTAATTGGATCAGGCATGATTAAACTCCATCAGATAATCTTCTAATTTTTCGCCATAGATTGCCATAACTTGATTGGCCACCTCAGTCGCATGATTCGATCCGTAACATAACGCCACGGTCATCAATACCACATCGTAGAAACCTGCACGCCAGACGAAAGAGCGAGCATCAGCACGACCCGCACGTTCAGCTTGATCGGACGCTTGCCACTTTAAAATCATGGTTGCAACAACTGGCGTGAGAGTCTGAGCGTTCTCTATCCAAAAGATATTTCGATTCATGCCGACCAACGTGTTCCAGATGGTGGCGTTCAAGTCCTGACGCTTAACAATATCACCGTCAGCAACGTCATCAAAGACTTGGATTGCTCCATAAAGCATCATTAACCAGTCCGTTGCGGGAGCAGGCAGAGCAAGACTTTTTTCTAAATTCTCTCTAAGCCAATCGGTCATACGAATCCCAAACGGATAAGCTGCTGGTGGCTTGATTGACTCAGCGAGAGTATTTTGCCACATTTTGGCATATCAATCCATCTCATCTTCACGTTCTTCCCAAGCCTGGCACACTCTCATGTCGTTGCAAATGAAATTAAGTTTTTCGCAATGGCCACGAAATCCAAACCCTGTGTCGTATCCCGCCATAGGAATGCGCTCAATTCTGACTTGTGCCATCAGACTGTTGTCATAATATTCACAGTTTGAGCAATGCTTGCGTCTCGCGTCTTTCTCATCGCATTGCATCGCATCAGCCAGTGCAGCGTAAAACTCAGGGTTCGCTTTAGGGTCATTGCTCGGTTCTTCTGGCCCGTAGTACCAGTTTTCTACTGCGACGATAAAGTTCTTCTTGTTCTCAGCTGGAGACAAAAACCCCTCTTCCATTGGCAGTCCTGCGAAACCCTTGGGGATAATCATAAAGTTTTTCATCACGTTCCTTTAGGTGATCTCTCGGCCTGATGCCCGAATGGTCAAAGAAGTTGCAGTACCCGCAAGGGTGGAGATAAATCCACCCGACTCTAACGCCTGCCCCACTAACTCTGGGCAAGTATACGTCTCATCTGGCACAATGGTGCGAGCGTCAATAATTAGGTTTGATGCGCTTGCCGAGCCAGCCACTGTGACTAAATTACAACTAAACGTGACATTGTTTGCGCTGGTGTTAGTGACGGTAAACTTGTCGATAATCGCACGCACATTGGTGGCTGTATATTGTGTTGTTTGAGCGTTTTCAGCTTGCTTTGCTGGAATCAGCACTTTCACGATGACGGTCATTGGACACCTTCAATGTTGTTGTTAACAGTAAGAATGATAGACGGGATGCCTGGATGAGGCACAGCAGCAGGAAATGTTTTCAACTCAACACTAAGATCAGTGACTGCAAACATTAACTCAATATAATCGTTGGCTTTTAAATCAAAAAAGTAATTTAATGAAGAAAAAATTTCAGCGTTGTTGCCTTGAATCGTGATCCTGCTGGCACTATTTGCCACGTCCACACCATTCAATCGAAACCAAAAGTCAAATACCGCTGTGCCACCGCTTGTTTTGTCTATCTGAAACGATGTATCAAAATTATAGACTCCCTCGCTATCCACAACGATTCTAGATGCTGGACTGCCAATGAAAACGCCCTGACTTAGATCGGTGGTGTTAAAAGTGATGGCCGTAGCTGTGTTGATAACTGTCGCAACTTGTGTCGTGGTGTCATAAAACGAACCATATCTAGCACGCTTAAACTCCCTTGGTGGTGGGGTCATTTGCAGACCCTCTACCGATTTCCTTAAATTATCAATCGACTCAAGTGTCGGGGTTATCTGCAAACCCTCAACCGTATTTCTCAAATTATCTATCAATGCAAGAGCTTGATTTGCCTTACCCTCTGCTAACGCAGCGTTAACAGCGGATTCCTGTGCTTGTGCCGCTATTTGTGCCAAAGCATCATTGGCTGAGGACTGCGCCAATCCAGCCTCAAAATCGATAACAACAATGCCATCCGGTACATCAACAACCGTATCAACTACAGCAAACAGATTCTCAAATTGCTTGATCTGCTCTGGACTTGATAGAAATTCAGCAAGTTGGTCTCTTGTGAGTCCGAGTGGTCTAACTATCTTGGCCATTAGTAAGCCAACCCTTCAATCTTGGCTTCCAATCGCACAAAAGAAATATGAGAATCGCTATCGCCACGAAACTTCTGGATTCTAAAGTTCCTCATGTGTCCCTGCTGAAACCATGCCAGACGTTTAGATGTGTTGCCTACTGTGCCAACCTTAATAAATTTCTCTTGGCTAAACGACAACCCATCGAGCGAGTAACTGGTGCTTATCTGCGAATCAATGCCCAGAGCCACCCGACCCGTCAATGTAACCAACTCCATGTCATAAAATATTGCACCTTTGCCCTCGTTGTAAACAATCAACGTGCCAAACTCCCAGCGCACCTGTTCGCCCCAATGCGAGCCAATTGTGTCCACCAGATAGCCAATGTTGCTCGACTGTGGATCTCCAACTAACCATTTGTCATAGGCATAAACAAGATTCCTAGCCCGATAAGCAGCGAATCCTACAACGGTAGATACCAAGTTAAACCATACATAATCTTGCAAAGTCTGAGATGCAGCCGAGTCATACACAATCGTTCTGTCTGGAAGATGGATATAAAGATGCTGATGCGCTCGGTCATTGCGTGCCTCTAGCTTGACGGTGGCCAGCTGCTCTTCTGTAAATTGCAAAAGAATCTCATCAATTTCTTGTGTGCTAATTTTCTTAGCTGTGCCATTTGCACCGAGGTAGATGCCTGGTGCTTCATTGCGGCCACTTCCTAAAAATGCAATCGTCTCTTCATACACGCAGCAGGCAAACGTACCAACCACGCCTTTCTGAACCTGTGCGCCATCAATCCGTTGGAATGGAAATAAGTCACCACCCACGTTATCAAACACCTCAATCGTGTTTCTGTTTAGCGCATAGACTTCGTTTCTTAGCTTGAGCAATGCCACCACAGGGTCAGGATCGACCTCAGAGCTGCCGTATTTAAGAGGGTTGACTGCAAACGGGTCTGTAAGTTCTGTGACCACCAAGAACTCGCCATCAGTGGTCATAAAGTAACCATCGACCCACACCAAATCTAAAACCACACCTAGATCAGGATCGGTTACTTGCGCGAGGGTTACTCCGTCCCAGTAATACAACCTCCCACCAGAGGCAATTGCTAATAGATCAAAGCTGTAATCAAAAGTTACCAACTCACCTTCTGGTCCACCAACATCACCAAGAATTGTCACAACACCGTTGCTTGCAATCTCAACTAGCTTAGTACCCATTACACGATACAACTGGCCTTGCCAATTGATACCGCCTCGATCAGCACCTGGTCCTGTCCCGTTGGCCACAATCCCATCCGCTGGGCGCAAGTATCCATTGCTGATACCGCTTTGCTTTGGAGTTGGCACAAGATTGACTGGGTAAGAGGTGCGTAAGTCTGGCCCGTTGTCAGTAAATATGCCGGACAAAATAGGGATTTGCATTTACTTTTTCGCCTTATTTCTGGCAGAGATTTTCTTGGCTTTTGATTGTGCATCATCCTTAGACGATGCGCCCCAAGCTCGCAAACTTAAAAGCAACCTCGTTGGCTCTCCGTCTTTGTACTCTGGCCCTGCGTTACCACCCATGCGTGCCAAGAAACTAGCTCGGCGTGGATTATCTCCAGACTTGACTGGGGCTTTCAGATTCATCCCCTCGGCCTTCGCACTTGCCCGACCCTTGGCATTCAGCCCACCCTTTGGATTCTGTCCTTCCTTACGAGCATAGGCTGGTGTTTTCATCTGTAAACCTTAGTCTTGGCTGCTACCTTCTTTGGCTGCTTGGCAAACTGCTCGCCCTTTGCTGTAGCTTCCCGCTTGGCTTTGGTGGTCGCTGCATACTCAGCGGGTGAGAGTGCCTCAATCGCAGCCTTGGGCAAGTAACGCTCACCTGTCTCAGATGAGGGTTTGCCAGACTTAGTACCCCAATCCTGCCGACCCCAATCTTTGAGGCTTTTCTGCGATGCTTTCATTTATAGCCGCCTCCCTTCTCTTTGTACTTCTTTGCCAAAAGTTGGGCTTTTCTCGCTGACCATTCACCAGCTGACGTACCTTGCACAGCCGAACCCTTGATCTCCGCAAACAGACGCTTTCGCATCGTTGGCTTAGTATAGTTGCCAGCTGCGTTGACCGAGGATTTAGGCTTGGTGGCCATTATGCAACTACCGCACCACGGAAGCCAACGACCCACCAGTCAGTACCCGCGAACTGGAGCGTTACCGCATCACCAACTGCATTGAATGTGATTGTGGTTGCACTTCCAAGGTTGGTCGGTGTCAAAACACCAGTATCACCACCAGCGGCTTCTGCAACATAAATAATTGTCTTGATCTGTCCTTGTGCGCCATCGGCAAGCGTCAGCGCATTACCCGCAGCAGTTGATGTAAATGCTGTGGCCAGACTTGTGATATTGACAGCTCCTGCGCCACTTAATGCCTGAACTGCGCCTGATGCACCTGTGCCGCCATTTGCAACTGGTAACGCACCAGTCACGCCTGTCGTTAGCGGCAAGCCAGTGCATGATGTAAGTGTGCCTGATGTTGGCGTTCCAAGAAGAGGAGCGATCAATGTTGGCGTGTTAGCAAATACGTTTGCGCCTGTGCCTGTCTCATCCGTCAGTGCTGCTAAAAGATTTGCAGAGGTAAATGAACCCAAAGATGTAGCATTTCCAACTGAAGTAATAGCACCTGTCAGATTTGCGTTTGTGGTCACGTTGCCTGCGGTCAAACCCGCAGCCGTACCAGTGATGTTTGTGCCGACCAGTGCGGATGGTGTGCCTAGAGCTGGCGTGACCAATGTCGGGCTAGTGTTAAACACCAACAGCCCTGTGCCTGTCTCATCGGTCATTGCTGCCCGTAGATTCGCACTCGTTGGGTTTGCTAAGAATTGTTGGACGTTAACAGCATAGGTAGTCTCAGCGTTGATTTGATACCAAGAATTGGTTGGCTGATAAAACCGAATTGATGCGGCTGATCCTGCCGCAAGGAAAGTCACGCCGCCAAAAAGAGCCGACGCACCATTTAACGCAATCGTCAAAGAGGTGATTTCCTGCGTCGATGTAATCAACACAGTCGTACCGTCAGGCACACCCGTATTCAATGGAAGAGTAATCGTGCCAGTGGCCAACGTACCAGCAGGCTGCAAAAGCATCCATTGATCGTTGCTAACTGGTGTCGGGACGGTGATATTGAAACCTGAGCCTGGCACATACAGGTTGACCGCAAGGGTCGGAGACGCAAAGCTCTGTTGAAAGAATGTCAGCAAACTGCCAATTGACGTTCTGCGAGCATCACCATTGTTTGGCGAGTAAACGGGCAGCTGGTCTCCGCTTGAAATCGTGCTGAGTACGGGCAATTGATTGATGGTTGGCATAGCTGTTCCTTAGTTGTATTCGATTGGACCATCTGGACCAGCGTCCACAGGAAAATAGGGTGGTCGTACAAATGGGTTGTCGTAAACTCGCCAAGGCTTGTTGCCTGCGCCAGATGGCATTGTGCCAGGCAGTTGCTGCTCCAGAGGGAATGTCGCACGCTGTAGCAAAATGTCGTAGCCTTGTTTGGCCACAACCTTGGTCTCTGGCATCACTTGTTTGCCATAACTTGGCGCAAGCCTGATGCCTAGAGAGCAAATAATCGCCTCATACGCT